AGCGATGATCTCGCCACGGCTACCGATCTCAAAATCGTACACTGGCCCGTTGAACCCCCCGTTCATTTCAGACCAGTTGCCGTCGAAGCGCCTCATGACGTAGTTCACCGTCTGCCGAGTCCGGAAGTTCAATTGCGCCACTTCCTGGGTGTCCTCGCTCATGAATGGGGATACGGCCAACAGACGAATGGGAAAAGAGTTGGTCCATTGGTTGCGCACATCCCATTCCCCCTCCAGGCCGCCATCGTATCTTGCCCGGAAGTACACGGGGACCGAGCCATCCTGGTACTCAACCAGGAATTCCTCCCTGCGCGCCGTGGCATCCGGCTTGATGATATCGAACAGCATTTGGCGGAGTTGGTGCAGGTCCCGCAGGGATACATCTGCCAGGCGCAGGGTGCGGTGCTTCTTTGCGTGAAACGTGATGGTGATCAGGCGATCCAGGATTTTCGTGCTTTGATAGTAGCTACCCGGAGAGTCGGCGTAGGATTGGATGTCATTGCGTATCGGAGTCACGCCCATTCCGCCGATTACGGTGAAGTAGAGGTTGCTTTCCTCGCGTTCGCAGCCACCCAGGCTGACCCACCGGCCACCGGCGCGCGTGTCTTCGGGGCGCGTCGAAACGCTGTCGTGGTCTACGACATTCCAAAAGCACTCCTGTTGGTCGCCATCGCAGTAGGTCGTCGGGTAGGGCTTGCGTTCGAGTTGCACTCCATCCACATAGAATGTCGAGGCTTGGGCACGATCACTGGTTTCGACGTACACGCGGATGTCATTGCTTCCAGCGGAGAACCCGCTGACCGATATCCTCTGCCATCGCGTGGCAGAGAGCTTCAGGTCACCAGACACCCATTCTTTTCCAAGGCTCTCGATCATCCGTAGCCTGACGATTCCGGCCCCACGCAGATATACACTGGCCGTGATTGGTTCGCTGATCCCGGCCAGGGAGTTGACTCTGTAGTAGCAGCCCTCGTAGAACGCCGACCCGTTCGTTACGACCTTCAGGGCCGCGATGTTGAAGCGCGCGTAGTCCAGAGTCCTTGTGAGAGTAGAACCCACGGCAGTCCACCCGGTGGTGTCATATCGAAACGCCGGATTCTTGACGTAATTGGTGGTTCCGTCAGGGACAAGAATCTTCAGACTGGCCATTATCCCGCCAAAGACTGCATCATTTCAAAGTCCTGCAGGATGGGCTCTGTGTTGGCCCCGCTGTTGACCGTCAGGTTGAAGTTCCTGTTGGATGTGTTATTTACGGTGTCGGATTTCCCGCTTCCGACGATGGACTGTATGAGTGTGGGCGAGGTCATAGCCGGCATCGCAACCTTGTGCATCGCGTCGACCATAGAACTGGTAGCCAGGCCGGCAAATTGCTCTATGCCCTGGGCCATCCCCAACATGGTTTCTTTGCCGACCTCGGCAAACAGGGTGGACGGCGAATGTATCCCGAGGTACCGCGTGACAGCGGAATACGCGCTCGCCGCTGCGCTGACTGCGGAAGATATCAAACTGCTGGCGCCGAACGTTATCCCGGATGCAATCCCCGCAATAATCGACTTCCCGAGGGAGATCCAATCGATAGTGGTTATACTGGTCCAAATCCTACCCAAAAGTGTCGTCACGCTTGAAACGATGCTGTTGAATACGGACACCAGGCCGGCCCACAGATTCATGGCCCCGGCCTTGATCTGTTCCCAATACTTCAGGGCCAAGACTGCGATTCCGGCCATCGCGACACCGAATCCCACCAAGGCTATCACTATCCATGAGATTGGATTGCTGAGAAGGGCGATAACAAGCGAAACAGTAGTGAATACCCCGATCACCGTAAGGATGATGCCGATGAGTGTACCAACGATTCCGATTAGAATGTTGAAGGCTGTTGCGATTACCTGAGTAACGATCAGGATAGTCCAGAACACCTCGATCCACTTGACGATCTGATCCTTGTTTTCAATGACAAATTCCATGAACTTCTTGATGCCGTCCAACACGCCACCAAGGAAATCGCCCTCGCCCTCCGGGCGCCCGCCAAACAGGTCTGTGATGAACTCTCCAACTATCTCCCCGAGGGTGGTGAAGAACTCAATTATCGTGTCTTTGTTCTCGGTCACCCAATCGGCAATCCTTTGGAAGAATGGGATCAGACTGTCGCGAACCCAGACCACCACCTCGCCGATCCTTGCCCCCATGTCCAGGAAGAATTGAACAATCTCGTCTTTGTTCTCGGTGACCCAATCGGTTATCTTTCCAAATCCCTGCAGGACTGCTTCCACTATGGCTTCATTGCTCGGGAGCATTCCAAAGAGGGCCTCGAAAATGCCGGCAAACGCGGCGCCCAACTCTCCTGCCTTGGCGATAATCGAGTCGATCCCGCCAGGGACATTGGTGAAGGCTGTTACGAATTCCTGGAGTTTTGTGCCGATCACATCAAGGATAGGCTTGGCAACTCCCATCCCCAAAATGTTCTTGAACAGGTCGACCACATTCGCCGTGGCGCCCTTGAACGTAGTGGCCATCTTCTCGGCTGCGCCCACGAAACGCTCCTCAACCAGTTCATTGAAGGCGCCCATGAACTGTGTGACCATTTCTGCTCCACCCTCTCCGGAAGCTCGCATTTTGTTCAGGTCGTCCACCGTGATACCCATGTTCTTGGACATCCGCTTTAGGATATCGTTGACAGGGACAAAGGCACCACGGGCCAGGTCACGCAATTCCTGACCGTTGAGCTTCCCCTGCTGCATCAACTGGCCGAAGTTGATGATAATGCGCTCCATTTCCTGACCGGTCAGACCCATGCCGGCCGTGAAGTCAAGGATATTCCCGGTGAGGCGCTTGGCCTGATCGGCTGTAAACCCGTAAGACCGGGCGAGGGTGAAGGTGTTGGCGACATCCTGCGCATCGTAGGGTGTCATCACAGCCAACCTCTGGATCCACCCCAATTGTTCCTGCGTAAGCCGTATGGACTCCTTGGTAGCCTCGTTCATGTCCATTCCGGACTCGATCAGGGTGTTGAAGTTGAGCCGTTCCAGGCGCAGTTGTAGAATCTGGAATTCGGAACCCGCCTCGATGATGGCTCCGATAAGGTCTTTGATCTGCCCGATCAGGAAGTTGAAGGCATCCCTGAGTAGCACCCCCAGGGCGGTTTCAACCACGTTCAGGATATGGGATCCGAAACCAAGGACAGCATCACTCAGCCCCTCAAACATGCGCTGCAGGAGCGTTCCCGAAGGGCGTAGGCCGTCCAACGCGGAATTGACCTGGCGCATGTCACCCATGAATGCCGCCAGGCCTTGAACTACCGCTTGTACGCCTACCTGTTCCATCCTACTTGCCCTTCGATCCCTTCTTCATCTTCTTCTTGGCCTGTCGTATCTCGGTATCGTTCTGGATATTCTCGATAGACTTTTGGACTCTGCGCAGGGCCACCACCAGGGCCTTTTCGTCTTCCGGCATGGTCGCCCATTCGCTCAAACGAATCCCGCGCTCCAACCTCGCGATATGCTCCTCGTACACCGGAATGGTGTCGAGCCCGAACTGACGAAGATGAATGCCGGCACTTATGGCATTGTCGATCTCAACCCTCGTCACCGAGACATCTATCTCACCTTGCCGGCGTGTTACTCCCAGGAAAGGCCTCGGCGGACTCAACGGCTCTTTCGGGGATGCCGGAGAGTCTGCCCACCACCTTCATGATCGCCTGAACGTCATCCGCGCTGATGGCGGCCTTCGTTTGAACCCATCTGAGATAGCACCAGGACTTGTTCTCCCGGTGCATCGGCAGTCCTAGAAGGGCGTATTCGTCAATCCAATCCTTGTCGTCGGGACCGGCCATGCCCTTTGGAACTTCCACCAACTCGGTGCCGGTGATTATCATGGCAACCATGAGCGCATTGCTCTGATCGGTCTGCCATGCTCGAACGGCCTCGATGTAGTTAGGATCGTCCGGATTCTCCATTTCCCGACCCATCGCCGGGCTCATCCAGAGAGGCGGCTTGGGCCTCGGGAATGCAGCCATGACATTCATCAGCGTAAGAGGCGGTGCCTGTTTCCCCCGCAGGACAACCCCTGTACTCAGGTGGATAAGGTTGTCCTGCGGAGTGGGTCCTGATCCCTCGATCGCATCAAGGGCCCGTTTGTCGATATCGTTTGGTAACATGCTTCCTCTGCTTCCTCTTTTTCCTCAGGCGATGGCTAGTTCGCCATCTTCAGGATGATGCCGGCCGTCCCGTTGGGCGCAAGGCCGGCTGCAAACGCCGTATTGGCGTACTTCGAACAAACGTCGAGGTCGGTCAGGTAGGTGTTGTCAACCGCCGTCGCGCTCTTGCCCTGTGGCAGGACAACCCATTCGTTGCCGGCTGTGATCGTGCGCAGCACGTAGGACTGACTGCCATCACTGGCGATCAGATATCCCTCGGCCTCGGTGATGAACTTGATCTTGTAGATGCGCACGTAACTCGACGGAAGGCCAACCTGCGTCCAGGTCACGCCGGAGTTGGTGGTCAGCCACAACTTACCTGTTCCACCGGCGCCTTCGCCGACGAACCAAGTGGTGGGATCCCACATCCAACACGCGCCGAGGTTCACACCCACGGCCGGCCCGGTCACGGACTGCCAGGAGGTGCCGCCGTTGGTGGTATAGATCACGGCGTTGCTGTTGCCAACGGCCAAGACGTTCTCGGTGTCAAGGGCATGGACGGCCTGGAGGTGCTGCGTGGTGGCCACGCCGGCATCCTGCACGGTCACGCCTACGCGGTGGTTGACAGCGAAGTAGACGTATCCGCCGTCACCCACGATCCACGTATGCCGGGCATCTGCCGAACTCATGGCGCGAGGCGCCTTCGCGGCAACGAACCCGCTGATGACCTCCGACCAGGTGTTGGACCCAACGTAAAGCAGCTCGATGTTCGTCCAGTGGATCGAGTTGGACTCCGGCGAAATGTAGACAATATCTCCGCCGATTACCGCACCGTCCGCCACTGTCTCGTTGCTGTGCATGGTGCTGATGGTTTCCGACGAAAAGTCGGTACCACCGTCGCCCGAGTACAGCAAGACAGGCTGCGTACCTGGGGTTGCGCCCACGCCGGCCATCGAGGCCAGGATACGGTCACATGGATCCGGGCAATCCTCGCAGTCGTTGCCCTTGTATACATCCACCGTGTAGATCAGGCGCGTGGTGTAGGCGGACCCGATCTGTTCCTGGCGCATGTTCAGGAACTCGAAATATTCCTGAGAGGTCATGTCGACCATTTCGTTGGTCGGGTTGTTCTCATCCAACCCGTAGGCGCCGAAGTTCTCATAGGCGTGGTTGGAAATCTTGCCATCCGGGAAGTAGACCCACTTCTCTCCGCCTTCCGTGAAGTCCTGCGGATTGCCGCAGCGACCCGAAAGCGCAAAAAGGTCTACACGGCAGCGTTTGTTCTTCCACCCGATCAGGATGGAGGCTTGCGCTGTCGATCGGATTCCGATGCCAAGGGTGGCCCGTTCCTCGCTTCCCCGAACGGTGCCTACCTCAACATCCCTTTCGAAGTTGTTTGGATCGGGGGCCGTGATGCGGGTTTCCTCACCGATGTTCTGCGAGGGATCGGTGGAGAATTTCCCCAGGGCAAGCATCTCGGGGGATCGTGATGGATGGACTCCGCCTTCAACGTACCACACCCTGGTGTTGATGGCGGTGAAAGCCTTCAGATCACTGTTGCCGCTCATGATACAACCTCCTTCTCATAATTGAAGTACGCTTCGGTAAGCCGTTGTATGTCCAGGTTCAACGCTTCCTGCAGCGCACCAGTGAGATTCCTTGGGTTCTTTCCGATGTCGGAGCTGTTCAGGATGCCCCGAGCATACAGGATATTGTGAAACCTGGTGGCGAATGGCTCGGGTAGCCCCAAGGTATCGACCAGGCCCTCGGGCGGACCCTGAATGATCATGGCATCGCCCGATTGGACTGCCTTGTATTTCCGGCCCTTCAGGTCGATATGCTCTACGATTTCCATTACTTCAGCACCCTCATGCCATTCTGATGGATGCGCTTGTAGGCATATAGCGCGCCCATCGTGGTACCGAGTTTGTTGGTCAGCATTTCCTGGGTTACGTTGAAGGTGGCATCATCCTGTTTGTTGATCAGGAGATCCCGTTGCCACTTCTCGACGAAATGCTGAACATTGGAACACCCGCACACTTTGCTTTCGATCTTGGAGGCGGCGTAGTAGGCCACCGCGTATTCCCAATACCGATCCATGTAGACATGGGGCATGGCCAGTTTCATGTCCCGATATCCGCTGTAGTACCAAAAGCGCACCTGATCCGGGCCCCGGCAAGCAGTCCATTCCTGTTGAGTGAATTCCTCTTCCGTGCTGTCCCAGGTTGCCGGCGCCGGTACAGCTATCCCGAGGCGCGCGTCCCGAAGATGGAAGCAGCCGGCCTGGGTGGAGAACTGACAGGCCACGCAGGATCCGCAACAATCAATCCCGGCGTTATTCTCCCACATGAACTGCACCTGGGTAGATGGGTCGTTGTAAACCCGGTAGACATCCACGGTGGTTTCAAAGGAGGCCGGCAACGCGGCATCCAGGGGGCTCGGGTTGATCGCATCGAGTTGGTTGGCCGCCACCACCTGCCATATCTTGAAGGTGATTATGGCGTTCCCGCCCGACAGAGTGACATTGATCGGTCTGATCTCCCACGTGTCGTCACCACTCTTGGCCGGATAGTAGGCATGGATCTCATCTTCTTCTGTCACCGTGGTGGGAACTGTGACTGTGCATGTCTCAGCGAAACCATCCACATCCCCATCCGTCCGGACGATGGCTGCGCCGGCCTGGATGAGCGTAATGGTTCTCACGCCCCCTGAAATGATGTGGCCGCGCGGCAACTCAATGGAGTTGAGTTGACCGCGCGGGTTGGTGCCGTACATATTGTAGACACCCGGTTGGGCCGGTACGTCGAACACCAGGCGTTCCTCGACGGTCCAATCCGGGAGAATGTTGTAGCCCACCTCGGCTGCGATCTCGCGCTCCGCAGCCTGGATGGCCATTGCGATGTCGTCGCGTCCTACTCGATCAGAGTGCTGCCAAGGATATTGGAACCAAACATCCCCACAGACGTTGTTGGGAACCAGCGTTTGATGGGACAATTGATTCCAATGGAATGGATGAAGGCCAACTATCTCAGCCCACCGATCAAGTGGTAGCCATGTCTTTACGCTACTCCTTGCCATTTTCAACCCCCTGCACTACAATATTCCCATGAAGACTATCGCCTGTTCCAAGTGTGGAAAGATTGATAGATCCCACCGCGGCCTGTGTATCAGGTGCTACAACGCTTGGTATTACAGGCGCAACAAAGCTAAGATCATCCAAAATGTTAGATGTTGGATAGATGCCAATATAGATAGGCATCGGAAGACAAGGCGGGAAATCGCCAAGCGGAAATGGCACAGAATGACCCCCAAAGAGAAAACGGATGCGTCCAGGCGACAGGAAAGCCGAAGGTCGGAAGAGGTTCTGGAACGTCGCCGAATTTATTACCGAGGATACTATCAGAGAAACAAAACCACGCAGCACAAGAAGGAAGTCTTTCGCCGCGCCAAGGAACGAAGGCGCGCGAGAGAGAACAACGTGGTGTTTGATTTTACCAAGAGCCAGTGGGACGATCTGAAGCAGAGATATCAACACCGATGCGCATATTGCGGTAGGCAATCCGATAAACTTACGCAAGATCATGTCGTTCCGATATCCAGAGGCGGAAATCATACTGCCGACAACATCGTTCCGGCTTGCATGAAATGCAATCGGAAGAAGGGTGTTGGGCCGCCACCTCCAGGTTTCGTCAAGAGATCGGCAACTTCGGACTAGCATTTACGGTGCCGTGTGCCTCTCCGCGCTCCTGAACGGCCTCGACCTTCCGGATCAACTTCGCAAACAGGAATTGGAACTTCCTGTGTCCGGGAGAGTACCGGGTCAGTTTGCGCACGGCCTCGTCGATCGAGGCATTCGTATAGAGGACGGCTTCCCGCGTCCCGCACTTACTGCAGACGAACCCTTGTTGCCTCAGGCTCCCCTCGACTAGCCAGGTCGAGAGGTTCATCATGTCGACCATGTTCTCATGCCCACAGGCCGAACATCGCCAAGGCAGTTCGCTCACAGTTCAATTATAACATTTTTGAGTGGTCACGGATTGGGGAAAAGCAAGTCAAAGGCAATGGCGAGGGCACTCAGGGCAAAGATCGATCCCAAAAGCAGGGTTATCTCGGGCAGGAAGTACCACAGGACGATCCACCCGGCCCCAACCCACACCGAGGCGCACCACACGCAGGATAGAAGCCCGGCCATGAAGGTATCCGGGACCATGTAGACCTTTCCACTCTCGTCGTGCCCGATGCCGGTGAGCGCTCGCACCTTCCGGAAGATCAGGCCGGGGCCGTCTTCCTTGACGAACATTGCGGCCACCCGCCATGTGGCGAGGGCCAAGATGACCAGGGTTATCCAATCCATCAGGCCGCGAGGGGCTGTCCGAGGAAGGCGGCCGGATCCCTGGTTTCCAAGGATGCCCCCGCTGTGATCTGCCGGTACTGCGGGATCCCGAAACCATCGGTCATGCCCATCAGGTATTCGGCATCGGCCAGGAAGACCGTCCGTACCTTGTAGTTGTGGTTGTTTCCAAAACGGTAAGTTACGTTGCGGTCCACGCGCGAGCGGATACTGAAAGTCTGTTCCATCGGCCCCATGTACTCCACTTGGACCATCTGCGTGGACTTCTCGCCCTGGTTGACACCCGCCTGTAGATCGAAGTTTCCGCTACTGGACAGAGTGCCGTTGGGGACATTGACCGCCTTCTTGGGTGTTGAGCATCCGCACATGAGTTTCTCCGTTCCTTTCCGGTAACGCTCCCACTTCTGATCCATGAACTCCCGGATCAGTTCTATTTTAGCATAGTCGCTTTCCCTTTTGGTCGAGGTGTTCGTGCGGTACACGAATAGGGGCTCGGGGACATGATAGGCGCAGTACCCCAGGGAGTGGACGCACACTTGGTAGTCCCAATCCTCCATGCCCGGCGCGTTGGGATCGAATCCCCCCTGGGCAGCCATAACGGCATCGGTGATGATGCGCGGGGTCAGGATGGACGATCCCGGATACTGCATCCCTATGGGAACGCGCTCGGGCACGAAATCGTCGTAGCGGTAGACCTCCAACTTGCTTCCGCTGTCCTTGATCAAGTCAGAGGTGATTACTCCGAAGTTCTTTTCGGCCGAAGCCACCATCATGTCCAGGAACCACGGAAGCCAGTAGTCGTCGGCATCCATCCACACGATGAAGCGCCCGGAGGTGTTCTTGTACCCTTCGTTCCGAGCCCTAGCAACGCCCTGGTTGCCGTCCATATTGATCACGCGGGCCCACGGCGCGCCGGGGATATCCTTCGGCCACTTCGTGCCGGTGTCGTTCACCACCACGCATTCCCAATCCGGGAAGCTCTGTGCCTGGATGGAATCGAGAGCATCGATCAATACACCTTCGTGGCGCGGGCCGCATGTCACAATGATGCTGACCACCGGATAGGCGTAGTCATGGACGTACCAAAACGGCTGCGATGAGTTTTTCTGTTTCAAGTCCGGCCGGCCCTGAGCTGAGAATGGCACCAGGTGCGGTGCGGGGTGCCGGCCCCCGGATTTCTGCAACTTCTCTTTGGCCTCGCGCAGGTTGGATGATCCCACGCGCCAGGGGAACCAGGAGGTCCAATCGGGCTCGGCGCCCTGTTCCTTCCACTCCAGAGCGCCCTTGCTATCGTCGCGCATCCGGTGGTAGTACGTTACGGCCTGGGTAATCTTGAATGCTCGGAAGCCAAGACTTGTGACACGGCACCAAAATTCAGCATCCTCATTGCGCTTCATCCGGACTCGGTACCCACCTGATCGCTCCATGACCTCCCGGCGCATCATGGCGCAGGATGGGATCTGATTGAGGTGCGCCATCTGCTGCAGCCAGTTGAATGTGTCCGGGGGCCACCCTGACCGTATGGGTTCGCCGGTTGGGTCGAGATCAAGGCTTCCATCCTCCGAGATCACCGCCAAATGCCCGTAGGCGATGTGCAGGGACGGATCGGCATCCAGGGCGGATGCCTCCAGATTCAGGGATTCTTTCCCTAGAAAATCGTCGGAATCCAAGTATCTTAGGTACCGACCTCGGGAACGGTAAAAACCGAAGTTCCTGGCCCCTGGGAGCCCAAGATTCTCGGGGGTTGGGATATACCGGAAGCGAGGATCCTGGCGCCGGTACTGATTGACGATCGATTCGGTGCTGTTCTGCTGCGCATCGTCGATGACCAGGCACTCGAAATCTCCGAACACCTGCTTCTGTACCGAGTCCATGCACTCGATCAGGTACTTGTCGGCCTTGTATGTGGTCACGATCACGCTCACCTTGGGCCGTTTGGTGACGTAGTATTCCTCGTATACGCGCTTAAAGATGTTGGCGTACTGTTCTATCCTGGGTTCCCATCCCCACCGGGCGCGCACATCTTGAATGGCATTCTCAGAGAGCCTCGCGCGCTCGGCAATGCACTTGGCCACGCATTCTGCCAACGCGCGGAAGTCGCCCGGAGGGGCCAAGTATCCGGTGGTGCCTTGGATGACGATCTCGCGCTGCCCGCCCCAATCCCATCCTGCCACAGGAACACCCAAGGCCAGGGCCTCCAATGTCCCGATGCCGAAGGTTTCCCTGGTAGTGCAGAGATACACGCCGGCGTTCGCCACGATCTCCTTCATCCTGGAGTAGTTCGTGGTGCCAATCACCTCCAGGTTATCGGTGGGGAGCCCGATCGTGGTACGGAATTTGACGCTCGGCATGATCTTGGCCACGTTCATGATATCCGTGGGGTCGGATACATGGTCAGCTCGGGCCTTGTTCCACAGCACATAGCCCTCGTTGGTTTCAGATGGAGTGAAGTCGTCGATATCGATGCCGTGGTAGACAACCTCGGGATAGAAGAATCCGCCCCGGCGCACCGCGCGGCCCACCCATTCGGATGGCACAGTGTGGGCCACAGCCATCTTCATGGATGCCACTACCTGTTCGTTCACTTGCTGGAAATTGTCGCCCCACGGATACCGGGACCAATAGAGCCCGTGGTTGATGTTGACGATAGGCTTGCCTTTGCGCTGCGTCAGCATGGCGCCGTGGTTGACAATGATATCGGCCTCTCCAATATTGCGGACATGCTGAACGCCGAAGGCCGGCAGATGCTTGATCATCGCCTCGCTGACGCGCCGGATTCCCCCATCCCCGTCATCTTCCTTGTCGAGGTAGTCAGGAGATATGTGGACGTTGATCATGGGCTTTTCTGTCGTTCCACCACTTGCAGGTCAACTCGATCCCTCTTTCAAGTGATCGGTCTGCCTTCCACGCCAAGGACTTGTAGGCCGCCGAAACATCGAGGTGGATGTCCCTGCGGGGATCCTGACGCGCGGTATGGTCCCACTTGTATTCCTCCACTCCGTACATCTTTCCAATGATTCTGCCCAACTTGTTGACGCTCACGCGGGTGCCAGTGGCGATGTTGTAGGTGCCTGGGTTTCCCCACAGCGCGAGGGCGAAGGCATCCGCAACATCCTCCACGTACACGAAGTCGCGCTTCTGTTCTCCATCGCCGTGGATGGCAAATTCGTCCCCATACAGGAAGTGTCGCAGCATACGGGGAACCACCTGATTCTCCCCAATCGGCACCTGTCGCGGTCCGAAGACGTTTCCCAGGCGCAGGATGACGCTATCCTTGAACATGGCCCGGACGTACTGCTCCCCGGCCAACTTCGATATCCCGTAGGGCGTGTTGGGAAGCGTGATGGCATTCTCAGGCGTAATGCGCGTTGTTTCCTCGTAGACTGCCGATGTGGATGTGAAAATAATGCGATTCACGCCGTGGGCCTTTGCCGACTCGATTATGTTCAGGGTGCCGATCTCGTTGATCTCGGCGTTTAGAATCGGGTTATCCCACGATGTGCTGATAGCCGGCTGTGCTGCCAGGTGGCAGATGATATCCGGTTGGAAACCCTTGATCAGAGTATCCACGTGATCCCAAGTCTGGACTCTGCACAAGTCGAAGTTCACCCGTTTGCTCTTGATCAGCGCCGGATTGATCCACTCCATCTGCCCGGTGCTGAGATCGTCCATGACCATGATATCGTGGTGCTTGCGCGCCAACAGTTCGACCACGTGGCTACCGATGAAGCCGGCCCCTCCGGTGACGAGGATTCTCATCGTGGTATCCCCCTCTCGTCGTATACAATGTTCTCGCCCTTCCCATATTTGAATGGCCTTTGGAAGGCCGGAAGTTCCATCCGGTGAAGGGCATTCCACATGAGAAAGGAGGCAAACAGGTTGGTAGAGTGGATCCAGAAACTCGGGGCCTTCGGCCTGGGCCACCCTGTCTTCTGGATGTACCGGACGATCTCCATGCCGCAGGTCGGGCTATCCGGGTCTTCGAAGTCGCAGCCATTCAGGTCGTGATCCAAGCTGACAACATCGAATTCCTCTGACGACATCAGGCGCAGGGCATCCCGGACGTTGGTGGCGATTGTCACATCGTAGTCCGGGCCATACTTTTCCAAGGCTGCATGAATGCGCTTAGAACGATCATCGACGAACAGCATTCTTCCCTTTATGCTTCCCATCTTCATCCTCCAAACAACTGCGGATATTTCTCGTAGATCGTGTCCTCACAAATCCGGTAGAGCCTTGCGATTCGCCAGTTGGCCAGTATTCCCTCCTTGGCCGAGTCGTAGTGGTCCTGGTCGGCACACTCCAGGTCAAATTGGATGTCTCCTACCCCATCGAACTCCAGGATAGACTCGTCAGTGAAGAACTCAGTGATGTTGGGGGCTCCCCAATAGATCGGGACGGTGCCCATTGACAGGCAATCGATCAGCCTCTCGGTAAAATACCCCGGTGCCCTCTCGTTCTCCACGATTACCGAGTATCGGTAATCACCGTAAGCGTCGATCGGGCGCACATGCGCGTCCAGTCCCAACACGGCATCAAACTTGTCCCGGTACCGCTCTACGATTTCGTGTCGCAGCCTGTGGCCGCGCATGGAAGTCTTATCCGACAGCAGGATGGATATGTTCTTGGTCTTTTTCCGGATGTCCCAATCCTCCAGGGCAATCCGGGACCCGCCGTGGGGGTAGTAAAGCCATCCGTTGTGAAGGGCAAAATACTGGTTGTGCGTTAGCACCGCGTCGAAGTTCTTGGACATGGCCGTGATGTAGTTCTCGGGGTGGAGAAAGAACGGTTCCAACAGCCACGCGACCTGACCTGGCCCCCTGGCATCCTTGATCAATGAGTCTGTCACGAAACGCGCTGTATCCGGATCGTCCACCTGCCACTCAAAATCCCTCGGTCTAAGGCCAATGTTGTCACCGTCAGCAAAGACAGACTTGGCATGATATATAAATAGATTATCGGCAATCGTTACTTGCTTCATCATTCCTCGGTATGAAGCACGGTGCTTCCCTTGGCCTTGATATTGAAGGGGACGCGCCTGAGATTCAGCGCGGCCTCGATGGCCTCATGCTTATCCGGCTCTGCGATCACAAGGAAGAACCCGCCTCCTCCGGCACCGCATATCTTGGCACCGTCCGCTCCTGCCTCGATGGACTTTTCCACCAGGCCATCGATCCACGGTTCGCTGATACCGTCCCCGAGGGTCTTTTTCAGGCTCCAATTGACCTTCACGCTACGCCCAAGTTGGAACAGGCCCATTGTGAAGTCGCTCCTAAAGGTGCCGGCCAGTTCGTCGGTCAATTCGGCCATGAGAAGGCCGCGCTCGAAGGCCCGGTTGTCCTTCTGAAGGGAGTCTTGCTGCCCTGTCAGGATCTCGCCGGAACTGCGGGAAACCCCGGTCCAAAAAAGCATCATGCGCATGTGGATGGATGCCCATTCCTCGTCCAGGAATGAGAACGGACTCACAACGACCCGCCCCTTTGCGAACTGGATATGGGACATGCCGCCATACGCTGCCGCGTAGTGATCCTGCTTGCCAACAGGGTGTCCGCATAAGGTGCTTTCGACCATGAAGGCGCATTTCGCCAGGCCTCCTGGGGTCCCCTTGAATTTGATTTGCTCCCATACCGCGCGTATCAGTCCCACTGTGAAGGCACTCGAACTGCCCAATCCACTCCCATCGCCAGGGATATCCGACACTGATACGACTTCCATGCCTCCCAGGCTAAACAACTTGCCCACCTCGCGTACAATTTCGTGCTTCACATCGATCCAGTTGTCGACGTTCTCGGTCTTGGAGTAGGACACCCTGATTCTGCCGTCGAATTTCGGATTGAGCATGATATAGATATACTTGTCGATGGCCATTGAGATCACGGCACCGGGATGGTAGTTGTAGAACGCCGGCAGGTCGGTGCCGCCACCAACCAGGGATATACGCAGGGGGGTGCGTGTGACGATCATTGATATGCCTTGATACTTCCAATGTGCGACCACGCGCCCCACGGACTTATCCCAACCGGGCGCCAAATGGCCGGCCCGGTATCATCCAGGCGGTAGCGATCATCGTATTCCAACTCGATCCCGCCAGGGTTGCGTTCCTCATGGAACCACCCGTAGTGCTTGGTGTAGCGCGCGTGGCGAAGGTGGGGATTTCCCGAGTAGGCATACTGCGTGGTGTGCAGGTAGCGCAGGTAGTGGATGCCGTCATAGCCCTCGGTGTGGACATCATTTCCAACGGACAGCACCCGGAAGCTGACAATCCCAATATCCTCCCTGTTCTGCAGTAACTTTACGTAGGGAACGAGATCCAACTGTTGTTCAAGGCGCCAATCGTCCTCCAACCACAGGACGAAATCAGAATATTGGTGACATACTCCCAGGGCCCGATTCCACACCATGCCGCTGTAGTAACTATTCGCTGCCCCGGCCGGCCGGAGGCGGTCACAACTAGATCCGAGAATGGTTTCGCCCCGAACTCTCAGGGCCTCCAACAGGGTATTGTAGTGGTCGCCTGGGGAGCCGTCATCTGCAACGTACCACCGGCGCAGCTCCTTGGGATAGTCCAGGTTGAGGCAGGTGGAGTTGATCGTTTCCATCGCCTCATCGGTGCGCTTGTATGTCACAAGCCCGATTGCGAGAGGCGGCAGGTCACTCATTGTCAAGTAGTTTGAGAAGTTCGTCCCGAGTCAGCTCAGGCGCAACCGCACTTGTGTACGGCTCCTTCAGGGAGTGTTCGGACTGTATCAATCCATACCCGCTTGTGGAAGGCAAGACTACTGCCTCCACCTCATCCTGATAGTGCAGCCGATCAAGTTCCTCGACGGTCACCAGGGTTTCGTGCATCTTCTCCCCTGGTCGTAGAGGAACGCGCTCAACACCGAAATCCGGACCACCACCTATGATGTAGGCTGCCATCTTGCCGATTGCCAAGGCCGGCATGAGTGGCACGAAGATGTACCCGTTTGGAAACTGGAACGATCTGATGACGTAATCCACAGCCTGGCTTGGAGATAGCCAAAACCGCGTCATGTCGGGATCGGTGATGCGAATGGGCCTTCCGGCTTCAAGTGCCTTGCGCCACATTTCGATCACGGACCCGGTGGACTCCAGGACGTTGCCGTAGCGCACCAGGTGGAATTGGGTGTTGTGGCCGGCCAGGGAGAACTCCTGGAATATCTTCTCCATCGCCATCTTGGTGGCCCCATACAGGTTGGCCGGGTGGCAACCCTTGTCAGTGGATATCCCCAGGATGTGGCTGATGCCGGCGCGGAGTGCAGTCATGGCCACGGTCTGCGACCCGTAGATATTGACATCCACGGTGTCGATGCAGAATTCCTCGCTGACCGGGATGACCTTTACGGCCGCTGCGTGGATGACGACATCATGGCCGACCATCGCGTTGTAGAGCGTTTCGGCGTTGCGGATGTCACCCTGTACGTACCGGATCCCATCGTCGGGAAACATCCGGCGCATGACATCGTGCTTGTGATCATCTGTCGAGTAGACGGTGAGCTTGCCGGTCCACCCCTCTTGTTTCCGGCGCCGGGCAATGGCCCGGCCTAGCGTTCCTGCGCCCCCTGTAACAAAGATATTGGCATCCTGCAGTAGGTGTGACATCGCTTCCTCTCTTGCTTCCCAAGATGAATGCCGACTTCAATTGCAGAGTAGGACTGCCCAAGGGCAACGGGGGAAGCGTCCGTTATTCTCTCGACCGGCCAAAGTCTCGATATCCCTGAGCAGTCCCATTCTACAACGGAAGTCGGCATAAGAAAAGGGCATCTATTAGGTCTTCTGGAACCAGGCTGTCATATGAGAAGAACGTTTTTCTGACTCAGCAATACGCGTAACGAGCCCCGTAATATGCTCGTCTTTGAACTCGGTGCCCCAATCGTGAACCACCAGGTAGTCCCCCGCGGTGGCATAGGGATAGAACGTCCTCCATTCCCTGGGCTTATCCCCGTTGTCGAAAAACATACATGCCGGATGCCCGCGGGCAGCCAGTTCATTGGACACCAGGGTTTCGATTTCATCTGCGAAGATATGCTTATTGTGAAAGGACTTGCGCAGCTCGATCAGGGCAGGAACGGGGCTTTCGAACGGCACGGACAACTGGTTGTCGAAAGTCATGAATGCCGTACCGCGCTGTATACATTGGAGCTTCAGGAAGGTACTCAATCCCCCGTGGCCTGTGCCAAACTCGATCAGCAACTTGATTGGGTGTTCGTTCAGGAATTTCTCCCAAAGGAACAAGTCCATCCAATGCTGATCCATCTTCATTCCGAGAAAACTTCCCATACGCTTCCCCAAAAAAAGGGTGGGCGGAAGGTTCCGCCCACCCATCGTTGAATGAGTTGACTACGCGCCTGGGCCGGGGCCGTTCAGGTTCCACTCGGAGTAGGGGCTCGCGAACGGGCGCCCACTTGCTACGCCACCGTTCGTCCAGTAATCCTGGCTCGGCAGCGGGTCATCCGTGTGCTGCAGCGGGACGTAGACCACGTTCTGAAGCCGGCCGGCCAACTGCGGGGTTCGCAGGATCAAGCGGGGCTCGATCTTGGAAATGACCTCCAGACACCAGTTGTCCGGTGCCTTCAGGCCCCACAGGAACACGCCGCCGTCGCTCCAGAAGAAGGTCGGGGCCGCCTTCGCCATCGTCGCATCCGGGATGGTCGCGTTGCGATAGTCGAAGTATTCCCAATAGAACGTCCGGTAGCGTCCGCCCATGACCGTGAACGGGATCATGTAGATATCGGACGAGAACCCACCGATCGGGATGGCGCCATTATCCGCCTGATTCTCCTCCATGATGCAGTCGTCGAGAATCACCGGCACCCGGCGCCCATCGATCAACAGGAAGGAACCATTCCGCATTTCATCGCGGAAGCGGATCTGCGCTTCGGCTTCCTGGTTCAGGTTGATCACCATGCCGTTGGCTGTCGTGCCGGCCGTGTTGCAGCCATCGGTGTTGTACTGGCACGGCCA